TTCATTTTCACCAATAACTTCTAGAGGTTCGTCAGGAATATCTTCTGGTTGCTGAATTTCTGCTGCTTCTGCAGCTTCTCTAGCTTCATTTGCTTTTTGTTCTTCAGCTTCCATTTCATTACTGTAAGCATTCAATAACTGTTCAGTTTTCTTCTGTGATTCTGTCTTATATTCCTTTGTTTCTTTACCAAGAATTGCACCCAAATCATTAATATCCAAATCATTTAATGACTTACGTGGATCTACCAAAACTTCATCAGGTTCAACTTCTTCTGTTGCTTCATTTGTCTGTGTCTGAATTGGCTTTCTTACTACACGTCTCTTACGTTTCTTGACAACTGGCTTTTCTGGTTGTGGTGCTGGAACTGGACGTTCAATTACAACTGGTTCTGGATTCATAATTTCGTCAATTACATCTTCCAAAGCTTCGTCTAATCTTTCCAATCCAATCATACCATAACGATAGAAAATATCTTCCATCTTAACCTTCATATCATCAATCAAAGAATATGCTTCTGTCAACTGACGTGGCATCTTTGGTTTAGGAGGTTCAACAGGCTTTGGTGGAGCTTGTCTTACTGCTGGATGACGATATGTTTCATCATCTTCATACAAAGGATATTTCTTTTGTATTGGACGTGGACGTGGTTTCACAGGAGGCAAATCATATTCCTGTGCAGTATGGATAGAAGGCTGTGTTTCAGTCTTCTTTCCATGAATAAAGTCATAAAAGTCTTGATGATCTTTTGAATTAATATTGCTCATAGTTACCTTTTTAATCATAGTCTATTTATATTAATTTGGTTTGCACCTTGTCAATTAGACCGATTTTCTTGGCTTCATTTGCTGACATATAATTATCATATTCAATCATTTTCTTAAGTTCTTCAAGATTCTTTCCTGTCTGTTTCTTGAAAATCTTATTCATAGCATCTGTCCAATTCTGAACTTCTCTATGGACAATTTCAATATCTTTTAGCTTACCACCAAACAAATCAATTCCTGCCTGATGGACCATGATACGTGATGATGGGAATGCATATCTACAACCCTTTGTACCACTTGCCAAAATTACTGACGCCATTGATGAACATGATCCACAACAAACTGTGTTGACTTGTACACCAAATTTTTTGATTTCTTCAATTGCATCTACGACTGCAAAACCTGCTTCACATCCACCACCTGGTGATGACAAATAAATTGTGATAGGGTCTTTACAATCTGTTTGTGTTCTATAGAAAGACAATCTCTGAATAATACGAATAGCAATATCCCAATCAATGGTACCTACTACCCACATTGTTCTTTTGATTTCAAAGTAATTTTGTCTTACTTGTTCAAAATAATTACCCATATTACCCAAATCTACAGTCTGTCCACCTTCATCTTGTTCTGGTGCCTGTTCTGTTTCTTGAGTTGGTACTTCTACTTCAGATTCTTCTTCTAATGACATCTATATATCCCATTCTCTCTTTATTAATTTGTTTACGCTTAATACCGCTTCCATCAATTTCATTATCAAATTGGTAATGGATTTTATCAGCCATAATTAATGGTGATCCATACTGAATAACAGCTTCAATATTACAATACTTCACTACATGATATTTCTTGATTACACGATTAAATCTACATTCAATAGTATCTTCAGTTCTGTTTAATACTGTATATGAATTATTGTTTTTATCATGATATGTTTTATTTACTTCAAACTTAATCATTACATCTTCTCTTTATTTAAGATTTTATTGATTGAATCATAGACCTTTTCTCTCTTTTCAAAAAGCTCTCTGATTTCTTCTTCGTTCAAGTCACTAAAATTCTTGATAAACATTCTTGCATACTCATTAAAATTCATATATACGTCTTCAATGACTGATGCAAAAACCATTTTTGCTGCGTTATGTGTTGTCACTTGCTTGTTGTTTACTTCTATAATCATTTACAAATTCCCTAAGTTTGTCACTAAAATTTTCTTTATCTGTAAAATTATGTGGTAATAACAACAATACCTTTTCTGTCCAATCTTCCAATGAAGTTGTTTCTTGTAGATTCATTTCCAAATTCATTGCTGTTCGACCTAATTCCAATACAGCTTGCATCTTATTAGGGTCATTTAAAATTTCCAGCATTGTTTGTTTTTCATCTAACTTTGAAACATTGATTTTATCGAAGTTTGGTGATTTCCAATTATGCTTTTTCTTCGCCATTATTTCTTGCCTTCATTCTTTCGTTTGCGGCTTGTGCGGCTTTATTCAATAAATCACGCTGTTTTTCTAAGTATTCCTTATACTTATTTTCGCCTGCTTCTTGATCTTTATTCATCATTTCTTCAAATGCATCTAATTGATTAAACATTTCTTTAAAATTAGACATTTGCTGTTCGTCATGATTACAAATTCTTGCAGCAGTCTTCATATCTTCGACTTGTTCTAATACCTTACCAAATTGACCAAATGCAGATTCACCGAAAGTCTTCTTATAGAATTCATCTTCCTGCACCATGTTTTCTGGGTTATTGATATTAGCTTCTTTCATGGATTGATATTCAGTCAAGATAGCATTTAATACATTCTGATATACTCCATCACTTACTGGATGACAATACTTCATTGCTTTCTTGTTATGAATATTCTTAGGAAATACGACATAAAACTTTTCATTCTTCTTATAAAGTTTTAGTCCTGTTATGATAAATGCATTATCAATAGTAAATTGACAAATTGCTAAACAGTCAAATTTTCCATTCTTTAATGGCATTACAGATACGTTAGTTATTTCCATATAAGTTCTCCTTTTAGTAATATAATAAAAATAGTTATTTTTGTAAATAGTTATTTACGAAAAATTAGTCTACAATTTCTATGCCTTCTAATGTTTGTGCATACAAATATAGATTATTTAAATCATAATCAAATAATTCCTTATCGATTATGCCTTCATTATTTATAATTGACAAAATATGCTTGAACATTCTCTGAACTTCTGGACGTTCCTCAAAGTCAATGAATTTCTGCATATATTCTTTTACTAATGTTGGAACATGGAATGGAAATTCTGGAATCAAAGTCCAATTTTTTTGATCTAAGAAATTGTATGTAAAATCTTCAAGATACCAAACTGCCTTTTCCAAATCTTCCTTTGGCTTCTTCTTAAACATGTATCTTGACATATACTTCCATGCATTTCCTAAATCACATCCAAGATAACGTGTGACTTCAATAGTCTGAATACCACACTTATTTTTGTTATACTGTTTTGGTTTATTCACTGGATCAAATTGTTCACTCATAGTGTAGTTTCCTTCTTATTTAGTGTTTCTAGAATCTTATGTTCTAAGTCTTTCTTTAGTTGTATTTGTTTTTGAATTTTATCATTCTTTCTTGCTTCTTCATCTTTTTCTCTACGAATTCTTAGAGCTTCAGCAATTCTGAATGGTAAAAATACACATAAAAAATATCCAAATGCTATACCAACAATTGGACCAACTGTTTTCAATACGGTAAATAGAAGTTTCTGTGCTGCAACTCCATAAACTCCAAAACCGATTAAAACAAGAGAAAAGACAATTGCGGCTGCAATGCCAGCAATTATCTTTTTATTTTTAAATATTGAAAAAACTTTCATTAAATGCCTTCAGTATCATCTAGGACCATTGTGCATTCTACACCAGGTACCCAGTAATAAGTCTGCTTTTCACCATCTTTAACAATTTCATATTCTTCCATTACACCTTGGTTAATCAATGTTCTGTCACCAACTTTAATTTGTAATGGAATTAACTTATCATTTGGCATAAAGTATGCACCTTTACCAACTGCAACTACTTCACAATAACAATATCCCATATTACCAAATGATGGAATGAAAATGCTTCCTGCTACTTTGTCGTTAATCTTCTTAACTAAAACGTTTGCGCCTTGTACTCTCATTAGACTGTTTCTCCATCTTCTAGAATTATACGACAATCCTGTGCAGCAACTAGATATTCATCTTCAGCAGGCTTTTCACCGTTATAACGTAAATTGATTTTTGCTAATACAGAGTTGTTAATCAATACTCGATCACCAACTTTTACTTCAGGTTCAATATATTTTCCGGTATATGGATTATAACGACCTGGTCCAACATGTAGGACTTCACAAAGTGAGTTTCCAATCTTCTGTCCAATGTCTGCAACGAAAATACCGCCAGCAGTCTTATTTGAACATTTCTTCACAATAATTTTATCATCAGTTAGTTTCATTTTTTCTCCTAATAAAAAAGAAGACAATAGTTTTTCTATTGTCTTCGAAAATAAAGTTAAAACCTCTAGTACAAACTTAATAAACTTTATTTAACTCAAATCAACAATAGAGGTACAAGCTTAACTTATTTATAACTAATCTAATTCATCGACCTTTCCGTCCTTAGTCCAAATTGGCTTCCAACCGGCCTTACGAACGAAAACATCAATCTTTTCAACATACTTCTTATTCTTGTATGTTTCCATCAATTCATCGGTATATACGATATGCTGAAATGGTTCTCCAAATGGCTTACCGTTTTCATCACAATGATAACTAGTTACGCGATAAACGTTCATTCTTCACTCCTTGTTATATGTTCAACGTTTACAAGTACAAATATAATAAAACAGAGAGGTTTGTAAACCCCTCTGTTATAAAAATGATTCTAATTTTTTAACATGCTGCAGCCAAACGTTTCCAGTGTTCAAGACCTGCGTGACGTAGTTGATAAATCTTGATGTAAGTACGGAAATTCAATTCTTTTTCCATACCACCCAAAATTTGTTTATATTCATCAGAAACCATGAAATCAAAGACTTCTTTCTTAATAGCTTCGTCTGTAATATCCTTATTTTCTCCGTTCTTTGCAAGAGCCTTATAAATCTTAATACTTGGCAAACATGTCTTAATTCTATTGATTACATCTTCTGCTTTCAAATTAATATCAATTGTCAAACATCTTGTTGGCAATGCTCTATCCTTCTTATAAATGTCATCATAAGTTAAGTTTGAAATGAAGATTACTGCACCATTGAATTCGAAATAACTTGGAATAGGATTCTTGACACCTGATGCAACTGCTGTTGCCAAAGTAGTTTCAATTTCTTGTCTAGTCATACCAAATGTATCGACTGTGTTTGCGTTATCCCATGAAACTTCTCTGTTTTCACCAGAATCCAAAACACCCTTCAAAATGTTAATACCATCCTTACTATCGAATACTGAGTCACAGTCATCGAATACACAAATCTGATTATAGTGTGTATATAAGAACTTATACATCTTAATAGGTGTACACTTACCCTTCATGATAACGTAATCTTCACCCTTTGTACCATACTTAGCCAAAACCTGATTTACGTTATATGACTTACCAATACCACCTTGACCAGTAATCAATAATGCTGGAGAATAACCTGTTGCAACCATCTGTGTATATTCATTCAAGTTTTCAAATACAACATCTGGATCAGAATACTTTGTCTTTGCTAATGTTTCATTTGCTTTCTTTACACATTCTGGTGGTGCAACTTTTTCTGGTTTACCTGGTTCAACTACAACCTTCTTACCACCTTTCTTCTTAGGTTCTTCAGGTTCAGATTCAACTCCTAATACTTGGTCAACCTTTGCTTGAATTTGTTTTTTATTATAAGTATTACCATTCTGTTTCAATACAGATTGAATTTGGTCAACTGTCCAATCTGATGCAACATCCTTAATAAAATCTGCTGGAGATGCCCATTCATTATCTTCATACTTAATTGCTTTTTCTACAATAAAAGATTCATATATTTCATCAGATGTTTCTGATTCTGTTGTAATTGCTCTAATAATTTCTGGCAATAACTGAACGAATGATGCATCATTTGGACCAATATCTGCAGTCTTAATTTCTTTTGATGGTTGATTAGCACTTCCTGCATAATCATCCCAATAGTTAATTGAATGGAATTTATTTCCATCCCAGTTAACTCTCAATGCATCATTATTATCTGATACATACAAAATACCAAAGAATACACCATCTGCATTCTTATATGTTTCACCATTAATTTCCTTAAAATCTGAACCAATCTTTCTACCAATGAATTGTGCTACCTTTCTTGATGCACTTGCAAGATTAGATTCACGTACTGATGCTTCATTAATAAAATCTATAAATCTCATCTTATTCTCCTAAATAGTTAATATCTTTATTCTATTTATAAAAGAAAAGAGAGTTATAAAACTCTCTTTAAGTTATTTAGATGTGTCTTTAAAAATCGGTGAACATTCTCCCTCTCGTGGATTGTTATCCTTATAAATCATAAAGATTCCAAATCCAAGGAGTGATAGAAAAAATGCAACGTATGCCATAATTGGAGAAATTGTTGCAATTATACTGAATGCAAGAACTAGTCCAAACGTCCATTTAAGATAAGTCTTTAACATAATTTTCTCCTAAATATGATTTTCTGCTACATATTGCTGTAATAGTTTTTCTGAACGTTCATAAACGTGTAAACTATCAATATGATAATGAATTAAACCAGGTTGTAAATCTGGATATGTATGACGTAATTCTTCATACAACATCTGATATACAAATGAAGACCATGCAAAATCAAATGGAGCTCCAGTTATAGCGTCACATGATCTCTGAGAATGAATCATCTCTAATCTATTATTTCTAATAAAGAAATGAGAATAGTTTGTACAGATAAAGTCATGCTTTCCATTTTCAACTGCATCATGATGAATTGATGGACGTGTATAAATCAACATTGCTTCTCTAGAATTTTGATCAGCTTGTAGCTTCTTCAAACAGTTTTCATACTGATTACCATTTGCTTCTGAGAATACACACCATCCATAATTAGAGTTGATTTCCTGCTTATCATCCTTTGATGCACAGAACTGCCAAATCTTAATATCATCCATCCAACCCTTGATAGACAAATCCTGAGACATATACCATTTATGTTCTTTTTCAAGATAATTCATTGGCATATCACGGAAAATATGTAAATATGGCTGAAATGGAGATAGTCTCAAATCAACGTCAATCATTTCCCATGTATTACCAACCTTAATACCTTTCTTATATAGTTTTGCAATTGGGTCACAAACCTGAATTTTGATAATATCATTATTGTCAAAAATCTGTGGCTTAATATTGAAGTCTTCTTTTAGTTTAAAATCCTTAATCATTTTTCGTCATCCTTATACATGTTAAATAATTCCATAAAACCATCATACAATTCTTTCTTATCAACCTTTGTTTCCAATTGGTCAATATATCCTTTGAATAATGATAACAAATTAAAATCACCACTTTCAATCTTAATATCACCATAAGAAACATCCTTTGGCATGATATTCAAATTGATTGGATACGCTGGAACTTTCTTTTCAAGTTCTACTAACAAATTATAAATTTTCTTTGTTTCAGTAGACAAATCATAAGGAACATCAATATCAATAACATTACCAGTAATTACATCTTTATTGATTTCTGGATAAATGAACTTAATGAAGCGAATTGATTTTACATTTTCTACAAATTCAACTTCATCAGTCTTCATATCAATAATTGTAATGCCTCTAGGTTCATATCTATCAATACGAGTTAACTGATATGGACTACCAATATAATTGATTGAAGTTCCATCTAGATATTCTTTTGTATAACGTTTATGATAGTGACCTGAATAAGTATGCTTGATTTTAGCTGTAAACTTTGATGCAGGAACACCAGCATCACTTAATCTTCCACCACCCATATCAAATCCAATAATATCAGCATGACAGAAACAATAATCGAAGTCTTCTGCTACAATCTCATCAAATTGATTATAGTCAGTCATCCAAGGAAGCATTAAACATTTCTTACCATCAATGATAAGTTTCTTTGGATTTTCATATACATGACAATTAGGAAGCAAATCAATCATCTTTAATGAATTTACTTCAGTAGTAGTTGTATGATAAATGTCATGATTACCTACAATAATCTGACAAGTGAAATCCTTTAATGTTTCCTTGAATAACTTTAATACGATATTATCAGTTTGAACATTAACAGATTGACGTGTATCAAACACATCACCTAATACAAATAAATTCTTTATATTTCTACTTTTTAATTCAGGGACTAATTGGTCTTCAAAAAATCTTAATTGACTCTGTAAGAACGTTTTGTCACTTTTCTTAATACCAAAGTGTGCGTCCCCTATCACTGCAATTTTCATTAAACCTCACATTCTAAATAACTTAACTTCTTAAGAAAATCCTCAAATGTTATTTCCTGATAATCAGAAAAACAACGAATATAAGTCTTTTCATTTTCTATGGTTAAATAATAAGTTAAATTATTTGTTTTGTAAACATACTTTACTATGTTTTTCCCAATTAAATCATTTGATTTATTAAATCTAGACTTATGAATTTTCTTTATATCAGAATTCTTTAAGAGTCTCCACTTTTTCTCGTTTTCCATATTCATTCCATACCTTCTCAAATTCTTCAAAGGTAATTGGCTTTTCTCCTAAATATGGAGAAATATAAAATCCTATTGTATCACCTTGACCTTGTTTGAATTTGAACTGTAAATTTGTCTGTGGGTGAAAATAGATTTGTGTCTCATAATCAAACAAATCAAAAGGCTTTCTGGTAAAGCCTGCTGATTCTGTATAATATGTTGCATTCTTAAAATCTATTTTGTACCAACGTTCTTTATAGATCTCTGCCATTATTTTACCTCTAATTCACTAAATAAACCTTTCTTCTTAATCTCTATTGTTTTATTTATTTCTATCTTAACGTCATCAATCTTATGTGATACTAGATAAATTCCCAATTTCTTTTCATTATCTGAAACAATGTTATACAATGTTGCCAAGAATTGTTCAATACCATTCTTATCGATACCTCCATCCAAAATTTCATCAATGAATAGCAAGTTGCAACTCCAGTTTGAAATAATACGACTGATATTAAAGAATGACAATAATACACTCATATCAATACGTGTCTTTTCACCACCTGAGAACTGATCATATTCCATATCTGAACGACCATTGATAATTGTCTCTTGCATTTGTTCATCAAATTCTAGACAAATTGGTAATTCAAATTTCTTCAAATATGAATTGATATTCTGATTCAAAATTGGAATTAACTTTCTAAAGAAATAAACCTTAATACCATCATCACCCAAAATATCAATCAATTCCTTGTCAATTTCAATCTGATGTGTCAAGCCTGTAATGACCTTCTTCAATTCCGTCATTTGTTCATTTAAAGTCTTAACCTTTTCTTTGTATTCATCCAAATTGAATGGACACTGACGCTTATCAATTTCTTCAAGTTTCTTATTGCACTGATTGATTTCACCATTAGAATTATTCAATGACAATTCTTCTTGAGACTTTCTCATTTCAATATTTCTAATCATTGCAATATTTGCATCGTATTCTTTCTTCAATGCATTGTATGCATCTTCTTCTGCCTTCAACTTAGGAATGACTGTATTTGTCAGTCTATCAATTTCTTCAGTCAATTCCTTTATATGCTTTTTAGCATGTTCACCAGATAATTCAGAACCACACATTGGACACAAAGGATTGTCCTTCAATTGATCTAATGTCTTTTGAATACGCTTCTTTTCGTTTTCTGATATACCTAGAGACTTAATTGTCTTAGAATATGCATTTGTATCAGGTACTTCTTTTGTCTTCTCTTGAAGCTCTATTATCTTATCTGTAGCAACCTTGATATTCTTTTGATTCTTCAATACAATTTTATTCAATTCATCAATACGAGCAACAACATTTGCCTTATCATTTTCATTATTCGTATTGAAGTTAGCGATATACTGAGTCATATCACTGATATATTTCTTGTTATCATTTATCTGCTTTTCTAGAGCTGAGGATTCAGTAATCTTTAACTTTTCTTCTGACTGTTCAAGAGTCTTACGTCTCTTGACTTCCTTACTCATTTCTGCCAATACGTCAATATTGAAAATGTTTTCAATCAATTCACGCTTTTCCCAAATAGGCATACTCAAGAAAGGCTTATTGTTAGTGACTGCTACACCAACAATATTCTTAAACAATTTCTGATTGATACCAAGTAATTTGTCAATTTCAGCCTGATTAAGTTTCTTAGAAGATAATTTATCTAGAACTTGACCATTCTTATAAATTTCAAATACAGTAGGCTTCAAACCACGAACAATCTTCCACTTATCAAATCCAATATTGAATTCAATTTCAGTGACAAGGTTCTTTTCATTGATACGGTTGATTAGTCTATTCAACTTGATATTTCTGAAAGGCTTTCCAAATAAAACGAAATTCAAAGCATCAAGAATAGTTGACTTACCACTTCCGTTAGGAGCACGAATCAAATTTATTCCATTTGAAAAATCAATTTCAGTAAAGTTATTACCATAACTCAATATATTCTTAAATCTTAATTTATTAAACTGTACAAACATATTATCGTTCCTTTACATGAAATATACAAATTATTTTTTCTTTGATGGCTTCTTATTCATGATTTCATTCAGAATTTCTCTGTCCATTTCACGTTGCATTTCATTCTGCAATCCATCTAACATATCATCAAATAGACCACGTGGCTTCCATTTCTTTTCTCTGTCATCTTCTTTATAAACTGAATCAAGTTGATATTCCTTATATAGTCTATGCTGTGCTTTTTCATCCAGTTTATAATAGTCATCTTGTGACATCTTCTTAATATCATGCAACCATCCATGGAAATCATCTTTTTCTCCACCATGCATTGCCTTAATATCTTGTTGCATATCCAAAGAAAATGATGATTTTAATTTTCTTGTTTTTACTTGAATTGGCTGTTTTGCTATAACAATACTTGCTTTCTTAATAGCATCAATGATACTTTCTGTATTTTCTTCTTGAACTACTTCGTCTATAAAATTACTCATGTAAACCTATTCTCTTAATTGCTACCATCTTAACCAATTTCTTGTAAAATTCATCTGTGCATCTCAAATAAAGTAGCATCAACTGATTTGGTGCTAAATCATAAGTAGTCATCAGATAATCTAGAACATCCATCGCCATAACTTTCATTTCTTTACAAATATCATTTCTGATTTGTGCAGATTCATTATTATATTTTCTATATGAATGAAGGATATTCCAAAACATACTTTCTTTATATGGTGCAATAGAATCAACTGCAGTATCACAATAACCTGCAGTTGCATTGCCTGATGTTCCTAAACTATTATTTGCTGGGATATTATACATACTAAATACCGACATTAGAAATTTGTTAACTCCATCTTCTTATAATCAAGATAATCATGTATTTTATAATCTAATTTCTTGATTAGCTCATACCATTGTTCAATGCTTTCAAGATAATAACACTGAATTTGATATAGCTTTTTCTTTTTACACCATTCAAGATCGCATTCAATTTGAGACTCAATTTCTTTAGTTGTGTCCCAATGATATTGTGACTTGAATTTATAGTATTCTACTTTCTTTCCCCATAGATTTTTTAATTCATCTTTCAAACATTCTACTACATATTTTTGTCTCTTAAATCTACGAGACCATTCAAACTGAATGTTTGGAAGTTGGAATGCATTATAGTCCATGGCATCCTTTATATTATCTGGCATACCATTCAAGTCTATTTCTGCTTGTTTTTCTATGCTTTCAAATTTCTTTTCATCTAAAATAAAGTCTTCTAACTTCATAAAATCTCCTATGATAACACAAATATAATATAATTTTTCCAAGTCGGAATTGCAGTAATCAGTCAATATTTCCGAAATTTCAAAACATTTGGAAGATTTATATGAGGTCTGTTTTACAAAATTTTTTAATGATTTATATTTGAACATAAAATTTTCAAGTCTCATTCCTCGGAGCGAAGACCAACTCAATGGAACTATCGGTAGAGGGTGAGCCGTTTGCATGAAAACTGTAAGTGCACATAAAATGATTAGGTAGATAGTGTAAACTTGTCACTAATAACGATACAGTATCGAAGAATTATCTAGCAAGTAATTCGTATGCCGCCATAGCATTTCATGATGTAGCTGGAGTACAGGATGACCGACCCATAAGCATGAATATAAGTCTCGAATGACCGATAAGCAAAACCTATACAGCGAAGTATGTATATCTTTGTGCCTATCCAATTATTCTTCCTGGATAGGCTCATTCTCTCCAAGCTCCTACCACCGAAGAACATGTATATAAGATTCAATTAAATTTAATAACAACTTCATAGAAGTTGTATCAAATCGAAGATTTGATTATCTTCAATTAAAAATTAGAATAAAAGAAGTATATAACATACATAAAAATCATTTAAATTATTATATTTGTATAAAACATTTAAAATAAGAGGTAAAAGATGAATACAGTTAGATTCGATTCAGTAATGACTAAATTTCAACCAAATATCAAGAAGGAAGATGTTTATGTCATGTTTCAGTTAAAGGTAAATGAAGATTCTACAATTAGAGGTTTACCACAACAGTTCAAGAAACAGATTGATTTGTCAAATATCTTTAGTGCATCAGCATCTAATGATAATTGGGATAAGGTAAACATTCCATTGACAGATTATCGTATGAAGTATACAGTTGATTTTGCAGGAATGCAGTTTGAAGCAAAGTTGGAAAACATTGCAGCAGTTATTAAGGTTGATAAGACTGGAGTTCCTAATACAGAATACACTTTGACTTTCTATAAGGAATTGGATAAGGATATGGACACTCAGTTGGCTATGTTCTTGAAGCGTAAGGAAGTAGATCCAGAATCAGGAAAGAAGAAGATTGTAGAATATAATACTGTATTGACTGAACTATAAATAATTTGTATGAGTATTGAGATATTAGCTATTATAAGTGGTTTTATTGGTGCAGTTTTATTTGCATGTAAATCAGCACCTCAAGTATGGGAGTGTTGGAAAAAGAAATCTACTGAAGGCTTAAGTTTTAAGATGCTT